TCCTGCTTGCCAACCCTTACCCGGTAGCCGACGCCATCCTGCTCACTATCAATGAGCCATTTATCTAAGCCTGGAAAATTAACGCACAGCGCCTTTACTGCCTGCGCTGGTGTCGCCACGTCAAGCTCAAACCGGCACTGCCCTAATCGCTTACGCAAAGCGCCGTAAACCTTAACGACTTTCATGGCGTATAGCGCGGTCTGTGGCCTTCAAATAGTAGCCACCCAGTAAATCCCGAGAACTCAAGCGGCCCTGCACGTGGTGCAAAATTTGCTGTTCGCCTAAGTAGATCGCAGCATGATTAGGCACAGGCGATTGCAGGTTCATAAGCAACAGGTCGCCACGCTGCAGCTCTTGAGTCGGCACCCGCAAAAAATCTTCCTTAGCGAAGTTCTCCACATACATATTCTCGCCGTTGTGCCACCACTGATCACGACGGTGATAGTCACTCAACGTAATTCCGTACTCACGCTGAAAAAAGTCGCGCACCAAGGTGTAGCAGTCCACAATCCCGTGAACAAACTCGCGCCCTACATACTGCAGCTCAAAGCCTTCAGGCTCGCAGTAGCCCCAACCCTCAGTGTTCGGGTTGACGATGAACCACGGCAAACCGGACTTTTCACAGGCAACACGATCAGCCTCTGATGGCCTGGGGTTCGTCACAGGGTGACTGTGGCAAACCGCCACTATCTCGCCTTTGTCCTCTACCTCATGCCAGCCGTCAAGCACAAAATGCTCATCTGGGGTCTGTGCAATGTTGCGGCATGGGAAATAACGCCGCCTGCCCTTTACAACAGCAACCAGCCCGCAGCACTCCTTTGGAAACTCATCTTTGGCGTGTTGCAGGATGTCCGCCTGCATCGCATTAGTCAGCTTCATCGCGTCAAACCAGCGCCAGGGAATGAACCAAATGGCAACGTTCCGTTCTCACCGAACCGCAGCTTGCAGGACGCTAAACGCTTGCCGCAAACGTCCTGAGCCAGCGTGCTGACGCTGTTGCCGTTGACATCAAAGAAGTTGCTGCCGGTGTAGCTGCACTCACTGCTCCGATAGATCCATTGGCAGGTGTTGGCGACGACCTGCCGCTTTGGCAGCTTTTGCCCAGCGAGATCGAACTCACTGGCAAGTTCAAACGTAACAACGTCGCGGGTCTCTGTTGCCTTGCGGTTGATGCGCCAGATTTCTGTTGGGAACCTAGCGTTTGGATCTGCTGTCGATTCGCCGTCCAGATAACGCTTCAGGGTGCGGATCCGTTTAACCGTTGCACCCGTCAAATCATTGCCTGCTGTAGTTGCATTGACCAACGCCAGCAACGTGGTCATCGTGCCATCAAGGTTGGCAATCGTCAGCGTTGGTTGCGGCAACGTTCCACCCGATCGCATCTCGAATCCGTCAGCTTGCAACGGAAAACGTGTATACGCGTTTCCGTCAAAAACAATGTTGCCTGTCACGTCAGCATTGCTGCCAGCGTGAAAGCGGTAAACGTCAGAACTACCGTGCAGCGTGCTGTTTAAATGCAGCTCAAACAGCTCAATAATCGCGCTGGGCGCAAGAACTGAAACATCCTCGTAGACGCTGCTGATCGCAGTCCAAACAGCTGTGTTGTCAGTAACCGTGCTGCCAATATCTGTCGGCCAACTCGGCTCACTGCTGGCAGAGGTGCCAGCCGTTGTGCAGCGAAACCACAAGCCACTCGCTTGGCTCGCAGTAGCCCTACGAACGTCACCAACAGAAAAAGCGGTGCTGGCTGCCCAGGCTGCGACTGCTGCCATTACGGTTCAAATACTTCGCGAAAGGTTGCGTTAATTGTGGCGCGGTTCAAAAATGGAATTGATTTGCTCCAACTCTCACAAACAAATTTTGATGCGCTGCCTTCACCTGGTGGTGTGAAATCAAACGATGCTGAATCGTCAGCACGGGCATCTAAGAAAGTTTCGATTGTGTCTGAATCAGTTTCAGAAACCTCGAAGGTGAGCTGATAAATCTTCGGGTTTTGATTCAATCCGTACTTCAGGCGGAGTTCAAAACCATCACCGAAACGCACACTCCGCGTTGCAGGGCGGCTGCGTTTTTGGATGCCGTAGGTCGGCGTGATTGCAGGGAAATTAGCCATCAGATAGCAGCGATAAGGCCACCAGGCCGTTTTTGTTTAATCAGTTCCTGTTGTACTGCCAACCCAATTGCTTTGCCAAGTTGAGCACCTTGGCCGCTGCTGGCATCAGCAGAAGTTTCAGAGGCATCAACGTTGACGGTGATTGTCGTGCCGCCACCCATGCCAACACCATTTGGCAGGATCGTGCCAGCGCGATCAGGGACAAACAGCTCAGGGCCACGTTCGCCAACAACAGAAGGGCGACCAACTGCTGGACGGCCGCCATTTGCAAAGCCTGGTAAAGCTGAGAACAAGCTGCTGGTAGGGAAAGCAACTTTCAGCAAAGAGTTAACGCCAAGCTGCAACAACTGTCTAGCAACGTTGTTTAGAACGCCTGACAACGCTTCTGATGCGCTCTTGGCTTGCATCAAACTATCAACAATACCGGTGCTGATTTGCTGGCCTATTGATTGATATAGTTTTTCGACTTCGGTTAATTTTTCCGTGATTTTGTCCTCTTCATCGCCACGTTCTTTGCCGAGTCGTTTCAACATGCTTTGGAGTTGAACCTGCCCATAAGTGTGTTTAATTTGATCAATTAAATCATTTGTGATGTCGTCGCCAACAATCGCTCGATTAGCCTCTGCTTGCTCGATTTGCAGTTGAAAACCTAACATCTGCTCTTCCTGCTGTGTTATCGCAGTGGCAAGTCTGGCCCTCTCTTGTAGAGAGGCAATTTGTCTTGTTGCTGCCTCTTGAGCCAGCCGGGCGGTTCGCTCAGCGTCGGTTTCTTTTGGCGGATCTTTAGGTTCTTGTTTGTCTCTTGCTTCTCTTTCAATCCGTTGGCTTACTGTTTCAGGAGGATTAATCGGCACCATGTTGGCGTCATATTTGATGCCTCCGATGGTAAAAGTTTGGGACAGAACGTTCTTTCTAGCTTTAAGTTTATCTAGCTGATCAACTGCTTCACTAATCCTATCTCGCAAACCTGCGGCATCAGATGCTTGTCCTCTGTAATACGCTTGGCTTTGAATTACAGACAGCGTCTGTTCCATCTTTTTAAGATTGACGTCTGTTTTTTTGATTGCATCTTCTAGTTCATCAACTGTTCCCGTTTTGATTAAATCTGAGAACTCTTTGAATTTGCGTCGAGCATCTTCTAAGGCCAACGTTACGCCAAGAAACGGAGCGGCCAACAACGCAAATTTGCCAAACAAAAGAAAACCAGCTTTGATTTTTGCAGAAGTTAAACTGATACCAAGCAGGTTTGCAGATACAGCTACTCCAGCGAGTGCCCCGCCAACGCCAACACCTAAGTTGAGCAGTCCTTGCAGCTCGGGCGGTAGTTTTTGAACAACATCAACCAAGCCCTCAAGAGCACCTGCAGCGCCCTCCGCTGCCGGCAAAAGCTGCTGTCCAATAGATACTTGCAACTCATCTACGCGGTTTTTAAGCGCTTTGAATTTCGCCGCTGGTGACTCTGCAAGCAGCTCCTTTATTTTGTCTTTGTTTAGCTCAAATCCTTTTGCCAAAGAGTTGATCAATATGTCGGCTGTGATCTTGCCGTCGCTGCCTAGCTGTTTAAGCTCTCCGACCGTAACGCCCATCTCCTGAGAGACGAGGGTCAAAATTCCTGGGATCTGTTCAGAGATCGATCGGAACTCATCGCCCTGTAAGCGACCAGATCCGAGGGCTTGGCTTAACTGCAGGAACGCAGAGGATGCAGCTTGAGCCGATGTGCCGCTGGCGAGCGCTACGGCGTTGAAGCCTTGGTAAACCGTTTGGATCTCAGACAGCGATTTGCCGAGCGGACGCAGGCGCGCAAAAATGTCCGCAAAATTGCTGGATGATTCACCCAGAGACTGGTTGAACGTAGTGGCGTTTTTCTTGACCAAGTTCTGGACCTGATCAAACTCCCCATATTGACGAGACAGCAGTTCGAGGCGGACCTGCGTTTGCTCAAACGATGCCGCCTGCTCGATAAATGATTTCGTTGCTGCTCCTGCTCCGATTCCGATGGCAAGCCCGCGCAGGCCGCTCATTTTCTTTGCTAGGCCATCCGCGCCTTTACGAGCCCTATCGAAAGCGTTGCTCAACGAGTTGCCCATCTGCTTCGCTTTTTGCTGCAGACGAACAGCTTGGTTTTGCACTTTGATGACAGCCCGCTCGAGGCGACTGCTGTCACGGCTGATTTTCTTGAGCTTGCCGCTGAGTTGATCTTCGAGCTTTAGAACTAGCTGGACGGATTCCATCAGCCCTCAAGCAACTAGCTAATACTACCGACGCATCTGTTTTGCGCGCTGTACTGCTTGCTCTTCAAACTCACCTTTGAGTTCAAAGTAAGCCGCGAAATGGATCAGCTCAGCATCGGTCAGCTCTGTGCGCAACCGACTCACTGTCATCCCCAAAGTGCAGGCCAAGTGAAACTCAAAAAAAGTCCACTTGTCCTGCCTTAGTCGTTTTTTGTTTCTTCCATATCAGCGGTATCGCTGAGGCCAAACAGGAACAGCTCAAGCTCGTTCAGAACAGATTCAGGCAGCCTTCGTTGCAGCTTTGCCGCATCAGCAGGGGCAAACGGTTTTGTTCCATCCTCTAGCTCTGCAAGCAGGCAAAGCATGTTGGTGCTGAGGTCCAGCGCTTCGTCTGTGCCGGCTAACTGCTGCGCTTTTTTTCGATCAGCGCGCGTGATCGGCTTGAAATAAAGATTCCTTGTGTCGCCTGATGGCAGCGTCAAAACAAATTTGCGGCGCTGGTTGAGATCAAATGCCTCAACCAGTTCATCCACAAATCGCTTGGAAACAGGCATTTAATAGTTTGAACAATACATTCAAACTATAGCCTCATCACTCAAGGTTAGATGTGATGGTGCTGCTGGTGATGAAGTTGCAGGTGGCAACAACTAGCTCACCGACAGTTGAAGTGATCTCCATGTCAGTGATAATTCCGCCAAAAGAAACCGAATCAGTGCCGTTTGTGTTGCCGGTAGTGAACAACTCAAACGAAGCATCAGCAGTGTCAGGTGACTTGATGATGTCTTCGACAAACGCAGCTTGGCCCGTTGCATCTGGGTCGTAAACCAGTTCAACTGTTCCAGAGCCGGAAATCATGCTGCCAACAAATTGGCGGAAAGTGTTTCCATGGACTGAAGTGTCCAAGGTTTCTTTTGTGATTGACAGGCTCCAGCTGCGAGTACCGACAACAGTGGCAAGACTGCCGCCGCCGGTCTCAAATTCAACTGAACCAGATTCGCCTCGGATGGTTGCCATGGTCAGAGTTCCTCGATGAATTCAAAGGTCACAGAGACCCGTGTTTGGAAGTAACCCTCTGGAGCTGGTGAGGCCAGTACCTCGGGGCCGTTAGGAGCGTCGAAGAAAACCCCCGACACGATGACCCTATTGTAAAGGTCTCGAATGCGCTTTCCAACCACGTAGTTTCCCCCTGGGCCTTGTCCTAATGGCGTAAAAATATTAAACACCGCTAATCCAAGGATTCGATTCTGAGAGTTAGTTGTCAAACCTTGGCTGAGGTACTCGTTTGCGCCGAACGCTGTTTCGCACTGAACCCATGACGAGTTAGGCGTAGGCTCAAACGCCATGTTGTGGAAAACAACAGGGATCGCTGGGCTGCTCGCCAGCTCCGTCGCGAGACGTGCCTCAATCGTTGCCCTCACAGAATTCAGATCTGCCGCAGCCATCAGCGCCCTCGGTTCTCGATCCTGATCAGTTTAGGAATGTCCTTCCGAGCCACTTCCTTGAGAATCAGATCGGGGTATCGCTTAACAACAGGTTTAGTCCCCGTCGATTTGTTGTTGCCTGCTGGTTTGTATTCATCGTTCCAGTTGCGCGGCATGTTCTCGCCATACATCACGGCGGGTGCGTATTTAACAATGGTGAACACCCTGGCTTCCCCTGGGGTGTCGATGTTTAGCTGCCAGCTATTGATCAGGTTGTGTGAAACAACAGGGGTGCCGATGGGCGGCTCAGCTGTTTTTAGCCTGCCATGCAGCCCGATCCCTGCCTTCTTAATGACCCGCTCGGCAACCTCCAAAATCATGGAGTCAATCTTGATTAGCCGAGTAGATCCCCTAGCCATCACGCCCTCAGAATTAGTTCATAGTGAGTCGCATCACCGGCCGTTTCCTGAAACGTCGTCTCGACCCGGATGATCTGGTAAACGATGCTGCTAATAACAACACGATCCTTTGTCTCTGGAGCCGTTGCCAGCTCCTTTGCTGCTACGAGCAGGCGTTTGTCGCCGGCTTGGATTAGCTCGTTGGCCTCGCTGACGTTGACGTTATAGGCGTGCCCTTTGATTGACGTATCCGAGGTGGTCTCCGTAATTACGCCCGTCGTCGTGTTGTAGCTGCCACCAGAAACGTAACGGATTGTCACATCTCCGCCGAGTTTATCCACGATGGTCTGCGCAACTTTGTCGAGCCCTCGGAGTGCCATCAGGCTGCGTAGGCGATGACGGTGCCGCTGCCGAGCGTGATGCTGGTAATCACCAGCCCCTCGATCGCGCAGTTGGCGTTGAGGTTGATGCTGCTAACGGTTGACGATCCGTTCTCAGTGATGAAGTCAGAGACCAGCGTGATCACGCTGTCCTCAAGAGCAACAACTTTCACGAACTTGCCCGTTTGGGCTGCCGTGTTGCTGATGATGTTCGCCTTGGAAGGCTCGTAACCCATCATGATTAACTCCGTTTGATACCAATGTTGCCCGGTCCTGAGATTCTAAGGCCGGTCAAATACCTTTCAAACATAGGTGGCACCCGATCAGCGCCCACAGCGCCTGTTTTGTCAGGCTCAACTTCAATGTTGCCCAGTTTGACTCGTTTGTAATCCTCAAGCCCACTAAGGCTGATTCCGTCTGCATTGTTTTTCAGGTAAACCGCTAACTCAACCTGAGCCCGCTGCACCTGATCTGGAACCTCGGTATCAGTGAAATAGTCCTCAGAGATGCGAAACGGGAATCCCGTGGAATACGTGTTTACGTAGGTGTCTGGTTTTCGGACGCCAGTTCTAGGCCACTGCAGGGCCTGCGTATCTGTCGCTCTAGCCCCTAGGAAGCGCTCTCGATCAAGACGTTGTGCAGCAGCTGCTAAAGCTCGATTACGGGTGTCATCCGTCCCCGTTGTCCATTTGCTCACGTCCGTGCTGCTGATCATCGCCTCCACGAACGCGTTCGCCTCCGTCAGAGTTATGTAGCTGTTGGCGTTTGCGCCGCCCGCTGTTGCGTCGATTGTTACTGCCATCGGGCGTCACAGTAGAAGTCTTGCGTTTTGGGGCGGAGGCCGTTGCTTGCGCAACAGCCTCACGATCCCGCATTCGCTTAAAAGCGAACATCCCCATCAGGAGCTTGCGCCCTTAAGAGCCACGAAGTTCAGGACGATTGCCTCGCCCAAAGAACCAGCGGACACATTGGCAACAGTGATCTTGAAAGATCCAGCGGCCAAAGTGTTCGCCTGCGCTAGGTAGGAACCAGCGGTTCCGGCTGAGGCATGGTTTACCACCACTACATCAGTAGCGCTGATTTCGCTGTTAGTAACCACAAAGGAAACTTCAGCGGCAGCCGCTAGGGCTGCATCGTCCAGGGTGATTTGACCTGAAGCTGCGTTCAGAGTCACACCTGTTGCTTTGCTGGTGGCCTGGGTGACAGTACCGCCAGTTGTCGGGCCTATGAGTTTGCCCGCTGTTGCTTCAAACTTGGATGCCATGGTTAGTTACCTCCGTTAATCCATGTTGGATACATTGGTGGCACGCACGATCCCGAGGTTCTTGGTTTCGTACACTTTGGTCCAGTTGCCAACCGTCTCAAGCTGAGTGCGGTTTGGGTTAGTGACCGAAGTGCTGAACTTCGAGCCGACCGGGTGATAGCAATAGTGCAAATCAATCGACATCGCGTCGCTTTTCGCGAGGATGTCACGGTCAGTTTCAGTTTGCAGTGCCAGCTGTTCACCGGAGGCGACAGCGCCTTGGGTGAAGAAGAAGGTGCTGTATTCAGTAGAAGCACCGCTGTTGACGGTGGTCACGTCATCGCTGACGATCACCCTCAAACCCATGAAAGTTGGGACAGTCGGGTTGCCAAAAGCAGCAGCGATAGAACCGCCAGATGCAGTTGCAGCGCCACCATTTGCATCGCCCGCGACAACGAAGTCGACAGCGCGGCGCTCAACGAGGTCGTAGTAGACCTTGCTGTGCATACAAATTGCGGTCAGCTTTTCGCCTTGGTCACCCAGCTTGGCTTTAGCTTCCGCAACGTGGCGGGGAGCAAGCGCAGTCGGGGTGTCACCGGAGGCACCGTCGATGGTTAGATCAAAGAAAGCAGCGTTGCTGTCAGTCGTGTTGACAGAACCGAATACACCACCCAAGCAAGCCAGAAGATCTTTCTGACGCTGGTTGGCAACGTAGGCGGCGATTTTTTGACCAATCGCGGCCATGGGATCGGAACCAGCTGCAAGAGCAGCAAGGTCGCGAGCCTCAAATGCACGGCCACGGTGGAGCACAACGCCCACCTGTTTGTCAGCCGTGATCTTGCCCGGAGTCAATGAGGAGCTATCAGAGAGCACCTCAAAATCTCCGGTCAGGTTTGCCGCGTAAAACGGCACCTGAACGAAATCACCCCCTTCAGAAGCATTCAGCTCAGCCATTGGTTGAACAACACCAGATGCCAAAAAGGCGTCTAATTGTGTTGTTTGCTCAATGACATACGGCGTGAAAATCTCGGGGATGATCAAGTCAGAGCGAAGAGTCGCCATGACAAATCCTCAGAAATGATGTTTACAGTCGGGCACGGCCCTTCAGCTCAGCACGGCTTCGCCTTGCTACAGATACTACCGCCCTTGTAAACGTCGAGCGGCCTCGGCGTTATATGAAATGCGGGCGTCACGTCCGAGCTTTGATTGAATCTCAGAAAGCACAGAAATGTTCAGCCCTGGGCGACCATTGCCATCTAGAACTAAACGGTTCATTAGTTGTTCATCAAAACGAACGTTGCCATCGCTTGCCCGGCCTGCAGGTGCTCCGCTGCCCTGAGGTTTTGCGGTGATTTGCATGTACGGCTGAACATTGCGCTCCACCCACTGCGGGAAAGAAATTCGTTCGTAGCCATCAACAACGACTGGTTTGCCATCAGTTCCTGTTTCGATGTTTTTCGGATCGAGCATCCCCGCCTTGAAAATCACCGAGGGATCATGAACCAGTTGGGACAACTCCTGCGTTGCCGGAGCGATCACTTCTAGCTCACGAACGCGGGCCTCTAGTTGAGCAATGCGCTGGTCCTTCTCCGCCGACGCCTCACGGAACTGCTGCTCCAAAGCCTGTCGAGCTTCTGAGTATTTGCCTTGTGATTCAAGCTCTGTTTGCTCTGTTTTGCGTTTGAACTCAAGCAGTTCTTGAACATCAACGCCATCAGGTACAGGCGCCTGGTTTTGGGCTGACTCCTTGTAATCTTTGTATTCCTTGAGAAGCTCCGCGTTCTTCCGACGCATCGCATCCAAGTCGCTTTGCATCTTTTGGTGGTCAACAGCCTGCTCCACGGGAGCATTTTGTTCTTCGGACATAAATTAGCCACGGGCTAAATTGCTGCCCAAGACTAACAACAGTTCACCATTTCACCTTTTTTGCCCACCAAGCTCCGCTCATTTTGCCTCTAGCAATGTTTTTTGCGTGACGCCGCAGAAAGGACAGACGCCGGGCTTTGGCTGCTTCAGATTCGCCAGGGCGTCTAGGAGATCCAGAAACGCCTTGCTGACCGAAACGAATCAGTTTCTTTTTGTCTTTTTCCTTTGCGAGAACAACGTGGCTTTTGGTCGCATGATTTGGCGTCCGCTTGGGTTTGTTGACGCCTTTCAGGCCATAGCGCTCGAGCCTCGGGTCTTTTTTTGCCATCAGGACTTTTTCCTCCGGCGGCGGCGGTGCTGATATTTGATCTTGGCCGGTCCTTTTTTCTCCCGTTTGAACTTGGCCTTTTCAGCAGCGGTCATTTCTGCCGCTGTTTTTGGCGTTTTGGATGACACCCGTTTAGATGGCCGACAGGCTGGATAACCGTCGCGCTTTTCGCCTTTCTGCCGACCGCAGGGTTTGCCCGTTTTCACGTCAACCCATTTCTCAGCGAACCAACGCCCGAGTCCGCCCCTAGGTTTTCTTTTTTTTGCGGCCACGGCTTTTAGGTTTGGAGGATTGCGTCGTATAGGTTCCGCCGCGCTTTTTGTATTCACGAACGAGCCAGGCGTTCGCGTAAGCGCTCGGATAGACGTCGAACTTTCGCTTCGCTGCCGCTTTGACGCGGCTGTACAAAGCCTTGTCTGAAGGAACGTTGCGAGAGGCCATTACTTTTTCTTGTTGCCTTTTTTGCGCTTACCGGCGGGCTTCTGGGGTTTTTTAGGCCCTTTCATGTAACCAGGCATGGAACAAGCGCTGCTGTGCCGATCGTAGTAGGTCCTCATTCCTCTGACGAGGTTTTGGCTTTAGTTTTTTTTGCCGCTGGTTTTTTTGGAGGACAGGCAGGAGCCTCCGTTGAATCAGAGGGTTTGAACTTGTATTTACTCGCTAGAGGAGCCATAACCACGAGATTTGAGCTGATCCAAATTTAGCGTTGATCCATCCTGTGCAACAAACTTGCGGATCGCGTTCGTTGGGCCATATTTGCGCACCAAACCATTCCACATCTGCAGCCTTTCTGGTCCTAAAACATCGCGCTTGATGTCGTCATCCTGGTCGTTAAGCCACTCCCCATAAGTTTCCCTAATCTCTGAGAACTCCTTTTCAAGGCCACGCGGCACGTTGCGAATCCTCGAGCGACACTGATAGTGCTGGGGCGGAACAGGCCCTTGCTGATGCCGAAACATTTTGCCGTCTAAGGCCCTGCAGATGTCGCTGGTTTTTGTGTCCAAGGTTGCCGTGTAAATGTAATGCTTCGTTAACTCTGGGTTCTGAACCGCGATCAGCTGATCTGATGTGGAGGCCACCTGATTGACGCTGGTCCGAACGATCGCTCGGATTTGGTTGTTCGGAATAGCCGTTGCTTGCCCGCCACGGGCAATGATCGAGTCAATAGAACCAGCCTGATCTCTTTGAAGCCGCCCGCGCACTCTGCGCGTGATCGCATCAATCGACTCGCCCTGAATGATTCCGTTTCGAACGGTCAAGCTGAAAATGTCAACTTGTCGCTCTGACATGCTGCTGAACGCTTGTTTGATTGTTTGGCCGTTAGGGAGCGTTAGTTGCTGCCCAAGCGTCAACTGAAATGTCACCGGCTGAGTGCTCATTCGGACCAGGCTGTCGCTCAGATTGACAACGCCAGCGGCTGTAGGCTCTGCCGTGACGATCGCCTGAGCAAGAGTTGGGCTGATCTCAACTGTTCGCACGATGTCGGCCCGACCGGCTGGCAGCACTCGTTGTAGCTGCCTCGTTGCAAACTCCCCTTGCAGCACTGCTAGCCCCTGCAGCTCCTGCTGCATTGCCAGGGTGCTACTCCCTGCCCAGGTATCCAACGACTCTTTTAGCTGAGCCAAAACTGACCGCAGCCTCGTTGCCTTCGCCGATTGATCCAGAGCATCTAAAAGCTGCAGCTGCTCAACAACGTCGAGCACTGCATCATTCCAAGCGCGCACGAGCCGCAGAGAAACGCTGTTGCTGTAGCGATTCAGATCGATTGCGTTGCGAAACAGCTCTGTTAGCTCGCTCATTTGTCTTTTAGGCCCAACTCATCCGCGCCAACGATGCAGCAAATAGAAACGTCCGCGCCTTTGACTAACAGATCTTTAAGAAGCCGGCGTAAGTCGCTGGGCGTCATCCCGTCGCAAAAGCTGTAGGCCGATTCCTCGACAGATTTGACCTGTTTACCCTCAAACCAGGTAGTTCGGATAACCGCGTAAAACTCGCTCTCGAGCTGTTGTTCAGCGAAATACAGCAACTGTTTTGGCTGATCGCTGCCTCGTTTCTGACGCCGATTTATCCAGCTCATTAACTAGGAATCCTCTCGGTAGGCTCCTGCTCTGGCTCGGCGTCTGGTATCACTGCTTGCTCCTGCTGATCCGGTTGGTTCATCTCAATCAGCCCGCCGGTTTGTGTTGCCTCTATCTCCTCGTCAACATCGAAGCTGTCGCCCAATACTTCCCCGGCCTCGAGCTGATCCAGCAGCGTTTTCTGTGTAATCGTGCCGGTTGTATAAAGAGCGAGCAACGCTTGGATTTCTTGGGGATCGAGTCGAGTCGACAAGAAGTCGCGGTTTACAAAGCTGGTGCCTGCCTCCCGCTCCTGCAGATAATCAGCGTGGAACTGCAGACAGTTGTCGATTAAATCCTGCATCTGCTGAGCGATCACCATCATGGTGCTGTCGCCTTGACTGCGGTCGATCCGTTTGGCCTCTGCTGTCTCAGCTCCGAGCTTTTGCCCGAGCACTGCAGCGAGGCCCAGGCTGTTGATCTGATCAGCGATACGGTCTAGCTGCTTGAACTGCGCGTCATAGCTACGCCCGCCAGGTTCTATGTACTCGGCTCGCCCATCAGCCGGAAATGCAATCGCTTCTCCTGGCCCAGCGCTGACCTCTTCCGCTGCTTGCGGGAAACCATAAAACGCCAGCATCGGTACGGCACTGATGTGCAGTTGGTTCCCAAGATCAGATTGAACCTGATAGTGCTGCAGGTTTAGCTCAGCAATGTCCGCCAGAGGCGGTGTGGACTCGAGAATGTTTGCACGGTTGGAGTAAGCAACAGCGAACGGAATCTCCGAAAGGCTGGTGGTTCCTTCCTCTACAACCCTGAAGTCGCCCGCCTCATCTTTGCGATGGATCTCGAACGTGCCGGGCGTCAGTACACGGATCTGTTCTACATGCTGTTCGCCATAGTCGCCGTCAGCGATAACGATCTTTTCCATTAGACGCAGCTGCGTCAGTTTTTGCTCGCCATCCCTGATTTCAGTTCTCCATCCGAGGATGTCGCGTGGGGTATACGTCACCCAATAGGGCCGACCGTTCTGCCCTGCTGCAGGAGCATCAACTAGAACGCCGACGTGGCCGTAGCGGATGCATTTACGAGCTGTTTCGTAAGCCCAAACGTTGAGGTCGTTGCCCTGCAAATCAACATTGAACAGATGCTCGATCACCTGATCTGAAACATCAGTTAGCCGAACAGGCTTTCGCGTCAACATGCCCGCCAGCATTCGCTCGAGTCGCACGTAGTAAGGCGACAGAACGCTGCGTAGGAGTCGATTGTCATACGCCTCGTCTAACTCGCGAGGCTCCTGTGGGAGATATGTACGGTGCTTTTTCCTGATGCCGTAAGTGCCCTGCAGCAGAACCTCAATCAGAAGCCAATGCGGCTCCATGTTGATCCAAGCAGTACTCGGATCGTTGACATTGGTGACAGTGCCTACGCGCTGGCGGCCAACATTTGTAAAGCCTGAATACACAGCGCAACTCCGCCTGATGTCTGCAGTTTAGTAAAGCCTGATTCCTGTACCACGACCAGCACGAGCGTGCAAAGGATTGAACTCACGCCATACGAGGTATCCCAAACTGTCATTCATGTGGTCATACCCGCCCTCTTTGTCTGGGTCGCCTTTTTCCGTATAGCTCTGCAACTCAAGGCACTCAATCGTTCGCTTACAGCGACTCGCTATTTGAACGCGGACCTCGCGTTTGCCGTTCTCCAGAACAGCTTGCACAGAAGCCACCCGATCACGGACGGGAGGATTTGCCTTTGGCGATTGATTGCTAAACCCGTACGATTCGAGGATCTGGATGTCTGTGCGGGAAGCATTAGTAGAACGCGAGCCGCCTGATGCGTCAGGGTAGATGTATACGCGGCGGTCGGGAAATCGCCGTCGAATTTCTTGACCCAAAGCGTCCGTGTCATGAGCACCGCTGATCTCATCGATCAGCACGAGCTTGTTGCCAAGACGAACACCAATTACGGCCGACATGTTGCCAATGTTGAAGTCAACGCCGATGCGTAGAGGTTCGGAGCTGACGTCGGGGATGATGCTGGTTACGTGTTTCGATCGATCGAAACGGTCGTAAACCTGTCCGGTGTTGAGGTTGACGAACTCGCCGTGCAGGTACGCCTGCAACATGCTTGGGTCGTAGTTGGCCTCGAGCCGTTCGATGAAGTCTTGGGGTAGATGCGGATTATCCACCGTCCGCATTTTAATCAGCTTGCGATCGCTTCGCTGTAGGGCATCCTCTGAGCCGAACGTTTTCCACATCCAACGGAAACCTTCAGGGGTTGATGCTGCAGCGAACTGACGCACGTTGCCAGCCCGCAGACGGCCGAGGATTTTTGGAAAGGCTCGTTGGCAGGTTGTTGGATTAACAGTGTCGATTTCGTCCGCGAGAACGTACGCCAGGTTCAGACCGATAATCCGCGACCAGTTCTCAAAGCTCCGGCACAGAACTTTTGTGTCGGCCTGGGGTAAATGAAGGATGTACTCGGGAAGGGGCGAGGCTCGGAACGTATAAGGCACCTCGTACGCCTCGAGAAATTCCTCGAAGTCATTCATCCATATGTCACGTATAAGAGGACCGGTGGGTTCCATGACACATCCGGTGAAGCCTTGGTTGGCCGCGGCCATGAATAGGGTTTTGGCGGCTAGCGCTCGCGTTTTGCCCGCCCCATAGCCAGCGGAAACGCCGATAATTTGCGTCGAGCAATCGTCTACAAAAGCGCGCTGTCCTGGGTGCAGATCCTCCCGCACGCGATTCAACAGCTCCTGCATGTCGAGGTCGCGGCCATGTTCGCCGGGCCGGTTTAGTACGTAGCCCGCTGGGATGGCGTCGAGGATGGTCAATCGAAAATCCTCGCGAGACGTGCGGCTGAGTTGATGCAGCCCAGTGCAGCGTTGAGGTTGCCCTGCTTGCGCGCCTCCTTTTGCAGCGTTGCGCATTGGCTCAACAGTTCGGCCACCATCGTTTGCCTATCCATCTCCCAGTCGGCTCTCAGCAGCTCTCGGGCACGGTGGATGTACTTGTCGATTTGCCGGGCGCCGATGCCCCACTCATTTGAACCGTATTGCACGCATTCAGATCTGGTTGCGCCATTCGATAACAAACGAGCGATGCGGTTCACCCTCATCTCAACTTTGGCTTTGGTCGTGTTACTTGCCGGCATGATTTACCCCAAAACATTCCAAAACAGAACCGTTCCTTTCGACAGTTTGTGACATAGCTCCCATGCTTTCCGATCGTAGTTACCGCACGTAGGGAAAGGCGCGTCGTAGGAACAGGACCACGAGAACTGTTTGGGGTACTCGTGCAGCGTGACGTTGGACGGATATGGCTGTTTTGAGTTGCGGCTTGCTAGGCCGACAACGACGCCATGAACAGGAGTTGGGTAGAACGCCTCGCCGAGACAGCGGGCCAACATCCCTGACCCAGTTGCTGCCCAAACCTGTTCCACATTCCCAACCATTGATCGGACGCGGCGCATCTGTTCGATAAAAGGGTTCGAAGCCTCTGGAACATCGAAGCCCAGCGGCAGGAACAAAGCGTCGTGTTCTCGGGCGTAACGTTTGGCCTTTGCCTGCACGTTTGTCATGTAGCCGTAGGGCACCTGATAAATCGTTGCGCCATTGAGCAGGGCTTTCTTCTGGCGGACGTGCAACTCTTTTCGTTTGGCGTAAAACAGCGTGACTTTGTTGTTGGTCCGCTGCCCCCATACAGACAGTGCATAGGGAGCCCCGCCGCAGAACGGGCCGCCGAACACAACCTCTTTGCTGTCCTGCACGAGATAGGGCAGGAACCGCATCTTTGATCCGCCAGGCACCTGGTCATCTCGGACGATCAGAAAACGATCGTGGCGATCGATGATTGGCGTGGGCTGCCACCAACGGTCAGGCATCGATCAACCTCCTGGTTTGAGCGTTGCAGGCGACATCGACAACAAGGTGAATCCGATCGCAGTCGCTGGTGTTTTTGACCGCGTGAGGTTTTCGGATGTCGAGGTAAAACAATGCGCCGGCTGGGAAATGCAAACGAGTGCGATCACCTGACAACTCCCAGCTTGAAAACTCACAGCCTTTCGCTGTTCGCAAGGGGATGTGCAGGCGGGCGATCCTGCCGTCTGCGGTGCCCGCATCTCGATCTGTGATGTCGGCATGACGAGTTAGCTCGCCATTCGATGCACGTAGGCGCATTAGCCGAACCCGCTCGAGTTTGCCTGGGATGGATTTAGCCAGGCGCCAAATCGTAGGTAGTGCCATTGCAGCGATGGTCGGAGCGCAGGCAGCCTTAAGCCGCTCAGGATTGTCCTGTTTCCAGCCTTTGCTCATCTCTCCCGGTTTGATGATGAACCCAGGGTCAGAGGGATCGAAACCCTGTAGGGCGATAGCTGTCCAGCTTTTGCGTTTGTTGTACGAGCTGTAGTGCTGCTCCCATGCCGGGTTGAACGCAGAGATTTCTTCGAGGCACGCCTGAATCTCGCCAGGCATCGCCCCGCATCCCAGGAGTTTTAGTGCCGGAATGTCTGAGGAGTAAAGGCCACCCTGAACGCGAGCCGTTGGGTTGGCTACCCCATGGATGTAGAGCGTTTTGATGTCGGACGATGCAGTGACCTTGGTTGCCACTGATTTGAAGCCGAGGCTGATCGCGACATCTCTGATCTGTCGGTTTTCCTCGTGCAGCTCAATCCAGACGGGCCGTGGGCCGGCTTTGTCCATCAGTTTGGTGACGAGCCTGCTGAGATCTGCAGGGTTGCCAGCAAGGGCGCGGATCTGCAGATCACCTTTGTGGATGCTGATCGGCCGCTGAGCGAAGTCGCTCTGAGAGCTGGCAACCTTGGCGACGCGGAACATCGCTACAGCTGCAATCTCGTTGGTGTCAGGTGAACGAGTCCAGGCCAACTGACCCTCCTTCATCGCGGTAGCGATGTCGCGTTCTTTTGGCAGGCCGAACGCTCCGTAGCAGTGCGGCTTGAAATCGCGAGCAAAAACTACGGCGAGCTGTTTTAGGAACGCGAGGTCGTAACCAAGCGCCCAAACCGGTGCATCGCTCAAAGCTCACCTCCGATGGAATCAGCGGTCAGTTTCTCGCCGTACTCAGTGCTCTCAGCTACAGGGCCGTGCTCTGCGGGCTGCTCCTCGACTTCTGCGAAATCGCATTCGCCGCAAGCGGCCACGGCTTTGCGGGCATCGCCTTTGAGGAACACGAGAACGTTCTGGTGGGTTTTGCCCAGCTTGCGGGTGCTGGCAAACGTGCGGCCGGCCCTGATCGGCAGGGTGCCGACGGGAGTGATGAGGATCGCCTCGTTGTAGTAGCTGAGCCCTGCATCGGTGAACGCTTTGATGGTGTCGCCGACGAAGTTGTAATAGTTACCCTTTTTGTCGCGAACGTCGCCAACGATGAAACAGGCGAAGGCGTTGTCTTTCAGGAGGCTGCAGGATTTAGCGATGATTTCCCGGTAGCTCTGAACGAACTCGTCATAGGGGAGGGTGGACAAATCCTTTGGATCGTCGCTGTAAACCTCGAGATCTGCGTAGGGAGGACAGGAGAAAATCATGTCGGCCTGCAGGCCCTCGCAAACCCGGTCGATGTTGCGGGAGTCGCTGCAGTACCAAATCGGCGGGTTGTCTGGGGTGATCTCTGCGCCCTGGGCGCGGTTGGCCTCGACCTGTTCAGCCCGAAGATCGCAGCCGATGTACTGCCGACCTGACTTCAGGGCAACGATGCCGCGGACTGATCCGCCAGCGAACGGATCGAGGATGACGCCATCTTGAGGAGAGAACCAGCGGTAGGCCAGCTCAGCTAGGACAGGATCGAAAATCGAGGTGCCTGCACCGATCTGAGAGCCAGAGTCAAGGAACTCGGCGACGATTTGCTCGTCGCTCATGCCTGCGTTTTTCTTTTGGTAGTAGCCGGGAATTTTGGCGTGGATGCTGCCGTTACCTGCGCCGCCTCCAGCCTGCAGGGCCTCCTTTAGCTGGCGCAGCTGTTCATCAGGCTGAAGCACTGTCTCGGACATGCCGAGGAGATTGCCCTCGCGACCGACCTCTGACTGGATGCCGAGATCCAGCCACTGTCGTTTGCGCTCCTGCCACCAACCCTCACGAGCGTTGAGGATTGAGAACGGAGCAATGCCGAAACGATCTGCAAGCTTTGCGCCGGGCTGCGCTGTTTCTGCCTCAATCGAATCGTCAATAGCCTCATCAAACGCCGCGAGATCCTCCGCCTCTGCGAGGCCGGTTAGATCTGCATCGGAGAACCAAGGGCTGATGTCATGCTCATCAGAGAGCCGGTTCAACATCTCCTGATCCCAGGTAGAAAGATCAGACGTGCGGTTATCAGCGAGGGCAAGGCCGACCTTTTGCTCCTCGGATAGGCCAGTGCGGCGCACCGCGATGATTTCGTCGCCCTCGGTCTCGATGACTCGAATGTTGCTGATGCCTGCAGCCTTAGCGCCCTCGACAGTGCCGTTGCCGGCAAGGATGCGATTTTCTTCGTCGATGACGATGGAGCGAGCGGCGCCGTAGCGCTGTAGGGACTCTTTGATTAGTTCAGATGATCGATCTGTGCGCTTTCGTGCATTTTTATGGTCAGACTTCAGGCTGTTGATTGAATCCACGCGGATTGTTTCGCTGACGCCACGCTACCTGCAGCTGCAAGATTTTTGGATCTATCAGATGTTGGGAGTCAACAAAACCAACCAGATCATCGATTTGAATGCGGATAACGCCGGTGTGCAGAACCCTGATTTTTGGATTTGGCGTAGGCGTCACGAAGTCGGCGCTCATAGTCGAGGAAAGTTTTGTGATCGTTGGTGTTTTGTTGAACGAAGCTGACAACCTGCTCGTTCTCACGCTTGGCCTCATTCAAAGATGTGTAGAACGCGTCGTAATCCGGGAGGATGCGACTTTGAGGTCCAACAACTTTTGCGTAGCCGCAGCGGAGAACAAGAGCAGCTTTTCGGAGCTTGGCTGACATTTTGACCTGAGCGATCAGGTCCGTGCCGTAGAGGCGCTTGTGATGGTTGTCCATGAAATAGGGGTGTCGGGGGATAGATCGCGCTGTTTTAATCGCGCCCTGCTTTTCCCGTTCTGCACATTGGGTGTTGTATGGCTTTCAGCCCGAAGGCGTCAGGCTCCCCGACAGCTGCAGGTTAATCATCCGATTTAGGGGAAGGTTTGACATGGGCAATTTGCCCGTCAATCAAAAGATCGCGCTCTACGTTGGGAGTTGTAAACCATGCGGGATAACTTCCAGTTGCAATAGCCTCCTCACGTTGGTGCTCTAACTCTTGTTGTCGATATTCCTCTTGTTTATCGAGGACAACCTTTGATTGACGTGCATCGTTGACTTGCAACTCCTCTAAGGACTCGACCCACGGAGGATCTGCGCCCTCTTCTAAATCAACAAGCCAAGGGCTGTACATGTCCATATCGCCGGCAAAGGCTACTTGTCCATAGCCGTCAGGCACTACTGAACCGTTGTAGTTATAACCCCAAGAAAACTCTTGCCAAGGGAGGTTGTTAAAGGCGTGGTAGCCAGACCAATAGTCTTCGTAGTTTTCTGTTTTAAGTGCCTTGAGGTTTTGGTTGATGGTTTCAAACTCCTCACGATCGATTACGACCTGTTGCAGCTCGAGCCGGTAGCGATAGAGGGTGACTTTTTCGTACGGTTTCATTTCAGTCCCAAGTGTTGTGATACTGAGGGCGTCCATTCCAGATTGAGTAGGACTTGATGTTGTCAGAGATGAACTGACAGCCATCGCAACTGTGCTGGATCTTTTTACGAAAGACCATGCTGTCGGCTGCTTTGAAGTTGAGGCTGGGCTCAGCGGTGCCGTCTCCTTTGCCGTCATCGTTTTTGACGAGGCGGCCGATAGGGCGGAGCCAGACGTTTGATTTGGTCATCCGATCGACGAGGTAAAACTCGACGATGGTCATGTTGTAGCCGTAGCTCGAGCAAACGATCTGTCCGATCTCGAACTGTTTGGTCTGGAGGATGGAGGGGGAGGCGGTCATGAGCTGGATTCCGGCAGGTTTTCGTAGGTGGTCAGGATGAACTCGAGAGCAGGGAGGACGTCGTCTTCGATGCTGGCGAGGATGTCGAGGGGGATCTCGAGATATTCAGTGCGGGCGGCGCGCTCAAGGCGCTGCCGCATGAGTGAACAGAGCTGGATGGTGTCCATGCTGTCGATGTTCATGCCCAGATCTCGTCGGGGGTTGCCTCGATGGTCAGGGTGAGTCCAGCAGCAGCAGCCTCTTCGAGGCGCTTGGTGCGCTGCTCATCGGTGTAGAGCAAGTCGTCCCAGATCACCTCGTTGGTAGCGGGGTTGATGGCTTCGCAGTAGTAGGCCAGCTCAGGCTGTTGGTCTTGGGGCTGTTGCTCCTCAAGCCATTCTTGGAGAGCAAGTGAAGCGTGGTGATAACACATGAACAGAGCTGTCTCCAGCTGTAGGGGAGGCGTCGGGGATCGCCTCCGTGATTGAATAATGGCATATGGCGCGCCATATAGCAAGGGCCCCGGAGGGCCCGATTTATCAGAGTCCGTAGGCAGGGGCCGGGCTATAAACGGTCACCGAGCCTGATTGCTCGATGTTGTGAATATCGCCTGGCTGCGTGCCCCAACAGGTGAATTCACGGATCCTCCAGCCGGGATAACGATTAGCGGCCTCCTCAGGCGAGGAGAAACTGGCGTCGTTGCAGCCATCGGCAAACGGGCCTCGGGGCAGCTCAGGCGCGTAAAACACGCCTGTTTTTTGAAATTTGATCATGAACAGAGCTGTCTCCAGCTATGGGCACCACGAATCTAAAGCATGGCGCGCCAGATGGCAAGCCCTAGAAATCGAACGGATCCTCCCGCTCGAGCTGAGCCGGAAATGCAGAGCCCCGGCAGGAACGGATGTCCAGATCAGGCCGCTGATTCCTGAACTGGATCGTGGGCGTGCCCAGTTTCGAGATCGTGATCGACAAAGGATTGCTGGCGTCATGAACAACCCAACCGTTGCTCCACTGGCCGCCGGAAAAGCGCTCAACAGGGTCGCCATCAGACAGAGGTGATAAACCCTCAGAGGCAGGGTGATTAACCTCCCCTCCCTCGGAACCCCGATAAGAACGTGATAAAGGTGATAAACCTCTTTGTTCCTGGGTGCGCGCGTGCGTGAGCGTGGAAACATCGTCAGGGTTTTTCACCTTTATCACGTTTATCTGCCCTTCAGCGGGGAGGGGGTTGATTGGCGCAAACAGGGCCGCTGGGCGCCCACCCTCTGCTCCGGTATCGGCATGACCGACCTGATGCACGAGCCCCTTTCTGTTGAGCGTTCTGAGGCATCGGTGCATTTTGTTTGCCTCGAGGTTGAAACGGCGCCCCAGCTCAGCAACGGTGCAGGGAAACTGACCGATCATCCACCGCTCGTTGATGTAGTCAAAAACATCAGCTGATCGGCCCTGCAGATCGTCCGCCGCCTCCTGCAGCGCCTCGCCCTGAAGCACAGCCTCACCATCGCCGTGATGAATCCAGCCATCATCGTGCAGCTCAATCAGCAGCGTCGAGCCTTTGGCCCGCCCCTGCGTTTTCAAGATGACGCGGTGATCCTGCTGGGTTTGGCCCTCGGCCGGCTGCCGGAACCAGTTCATCAGAATCGTCAGGCTCGCCGCGGCCGGGAGGGCGTTTGATCCTCGAGAGGCGTTGGTTGCGTTGCCGCCCGCCACTGATTTGTTGGTGTGATGGATCATCGCCAGCGTGGCGTGATGCGGCGCTAGGGCATGAGCAAGGTCGCGGGCCGGGCCATCAAATGCACTAGTGGCCTCATCAACTCCGAGCGGGCTGATGCAAGCGTGGTAGCTATCGACGAGGAACAGCGATCGGGGGTGCTGCTCAGCGATGGAGCCGAGGTGCGCGATGCCCTCGGCCGTCAGATGAAGCGGCGCGCCGGTATGCCAGAGCATCTCAACCGGACCGCCGAGCCCGCCATCTGCAGCCACGAGGCCCTCCCGCTCAAACAGCGTGTGCCAATCGTTCTCAGGTTGGTCAGTCCCAACGATAAAAACCTTGGGGCATGGACCATGTAGCGGTTGGCCTAGGTATGTCGCATCGCCTCGCCACCAAGCTCCGATCATGCCAACCATCAGCGCAGATTTACCAACCTTTGGCGGGGCCACCAGCAGGTTGAATGTGCCGGCCATGATCACGCCCTCCCATGCCCAAGGCGTGGGAGTGGTATCCATACGCTCGCCTTTCATGCGAGGAATGGTTACGCCGCTGATCTCGCCGCGTGCGCGGGCCAAGTAGATCGCCGCAGTTCGCTCACTGATCGGACAGCCCAGCTCCTCAGCCATGAGCCGGAGCCGCTGGCTTTGGAGGAACTGGTCAGGCTCGTCAGAGATAACCGCGGCGGCGGCCTGCTGAACGTCGCGGAGGAGCGCTTTGTGATCGTTGAGCGCCTCCGGGCGCACATAGCTCTTTGAGTCGTCGGGTGTAAAAACCATCCTTCGCTTTCGAGGGGGAGAACAGGGTTTGTTTGGAATAGATGCGAAGGCGCTCTAGCTCCCGAAACGCAGCCAGCTCGTCGCTTGACCGGTAGGGATGGGCTGCATCAAACGCGTCGAGCGCTTCATTAGAGCGCTGCCGCTGCATTTTTGAGTAGTAGCCGGCCTGAGCTAGCTCGTCATCAAACTCGGCTTGGAGCCCGTAGGGCACCCACTGAAGCAGCTCGTAGGCTCGCCGCTCAATGTCATCTTTAGTCACGATCAATCGGCTCGGGCTCCTGAGCGATAGCTCGTTGCAGCAGGAAGTTCACCCATGAAACCCTGGTTTGGCCGATTGGCTTTTTCCGATGCAGCTCCTGCAGAACGCGAGGGTCGATGACGACGCGATATTCGCCGTGCGGGTCGATGATTTCTCCTGGCTGGGCATGAGCGGGGCCTGTGATGGGCATTGGCAGGGGTTGATTCAGGCCCTGACTCTGCCATTGTTAGCCGGACATGCAACCCCAAATTGCTCGACCCGATCCCTGAACTGCACCTCGACGAGGTGCATCACCGCTACAGCCTCCGAGGTAATCTGCTCGCCCGTTCTGTTTCGGAGGTCGTTGGCTATCAGCTGACGGACATCCAGCGCGCAGGGATGGAGCGTTACAAAAACGGCCCCAAGGGCTGGGCAGCACGAGGCCAAGCCATCCACAAAGTTCTTGAGCATCACCTTCGAGATGAACCATGCGTTCATGACGAAATGTGGGAGCCATGGATCACCCCATTATTGGAAGAGGCGCTGTTTAGCCGAATGTGGCTCCATGCCTGCGAGTACAGGCTGGTAGACGAGGATCGCTCGATGGGTGGCAGCTTTGATTTTTTAGTTGAACAGCAGGAGGAGGGAGTTTCGAGAGGCAAAGGACTGATGGTTTTAGGAGATCTCAAAACTGTTTCATCAGCCCAAGCGCTAAAAAGACGCAAGCCGGCCACTGCCCAACTCGGTGCGTATCTAGGAATGCTGCAACAGCACCACCCTGATCTGCGCGTCGATCAATGCGTCACAGTGGTTTCCGGCCCGGATGGCTGCCGCGTGATCCGAGAGGATCCCACAGATTGCTTAGCCGCATGGGAGGACGTGTGGGCTCGCTATGAACTCGACCAACCTGATTTCTAATGAACTGCCCCAGCTGCAACGCCACGCTGATCTGCGTCCTCGAGTCGCGCCATACAGGGAAAAACGTCATTAGCCGCAAGCGTCAATGCAAAATATGCGGTCATAAATGGCCTACGGCTGAAATCACCTGTCCTCCCATCGCATCGGTGGCAGGCAGGCATTGGGGATCATTCAAGGTCCGAGACGAGCTAGTGGATGAGCTGGAGACAACGGCGGGAATGTACCGCCCTTCCTTCGCTTGCCATGGCGCGCCATAAGGGCTAATGTCTGATTGCCGGCGACGGCACTGTTTGCTCAGATCAAATGACTGCATCCGAAAGGCTGTATCAAGCCATCCGCATCCGCAAGGCTCTACATGAGCTGATGACGGTTGAGGAGGCCGACAGCCACGGTGGAATCTACGAGCACCTCGATGATTTCATCCGCGACATCACCCACGACATTGAGGACAACATCTCACCTTTGTAACTCATGGATCACGCCGATCTGCCGTTGTTTAATCATCCAACGGCACCCCATAACGGCACCGACACCAGTCGCGACGCTGCTGAAAGCATTCGCTTCCAGATCAACGGCATGTGCCGAGATGTTCTCGAAATAATCCGCGAGCGCCCTCTAGGGCTCACGTGCGAACAAATCGAGCAACTGTTGGAAATGAAACATCAGACCGCGAGCGCTCGACTCCGCGATCTGATGGAGATGCACCCTTCTCCCCTCGAGTTCCGCCCAGATGAAAAAACTGGCAAGCCCCAGCGGCGCGTCAATTCATCCGGTCGAACTGCCCGTATCTACTTCGCCAAATGACACAGCCCATCGATCACGAACTGCAACGCGATTTCGTCGAAAACGACGACGGCTACAAGCTTGTCAAAGAGCGTCATAACAAAATGCACTCAGAGGCTTGGTCCGCAAAAATGGAGGTGCTGCATGAGCTGCGTAAAATCAACCACCTGCTTTTGGCTTTCGACTTATGCGTCGAAAAGGCATGGGAGCACGAAGATGTTGAAGAAGACGGAGAGCTGGACAAACAGCTAAAACGACTCACGCCTGACAGCAGCGACGTCTGGTTCGGCCAGTACAACCACGCTGCCGATTTAATAAAGAATCAGGGCGTTGAGCAGTGCAAGGCTGTTCTGATGCAAGTCCACCTCGCGGAAAAGCTGCAGAAGGAAGCCTCCTCTCATTGCAACAGTCTCACCGCTGCGCGAGAGGAAGCCGAAAAACGCTACCGCGCATCTCTGGAGCCAGTTAAACGCGGCCCCGGCCGCCCCAAAAAAAACACCTCTGATTCATGACCGCAACTAATCGCCAGCTCGTCGAGCTGGTCATATCGTTAGATCGTTTTTTAGGCAGCATTGATCTCTGCTTTAGAGATGACGAGGCTTACACCCAAATCCTTGTTTCAAAAAACGACAACGGCTGGGAGCTTCTGAAAAAAGCGCTTTATGGCGTTGATTTCGGATCTGATGGCTACGGATCCAATCTCCACTCCCTGATGTGTGACGCACAGCATCTGCGAAAGGATTTCCAGAGCTATTTAGCTGCCGTTGCACTGGAACAGCTCAAAAACGAGAGCCAGCCTGAATGAACAGCTTCACGTTTATCGTTCCCGGCGTTCCGGCTCCCCAAGGCAGCAAAACCTACAAGGGCCGCGGCGTCATGCTCGAGGCCAGCTCTCGGACAAAACCATGGCGATCAGACGTGAAGTTCGCCGCTGAGGAGGCATTGCATACCCTGCCATGGCGCGCCATAATGCCAATGCAGGTGGAAGCCACATTTGTTTTCAGGCGCCCGAACAGCCATCACGTCGCAGGCGATCCCGCTCGCGAGCTGAAAGCAAACGCACCTAAATACTCGGTCAAGCGCATCGGAGACCTCGACAAACTTTGTCGAGCAATCTGCGACGCGCTGACTGGGGTGGCCTATGACGACGACTCTCAGGTTGTCAGCCTTATCGCCCACCGCCGCTACTCAAACCCTGATGAACGACCCTGTGCAATTATCACCGTCACAGCCCTCGAGTGATCTCGCTGCTGCTCTTATTGAGTTTCAGAAAGCTGTCCCGACCATCCACGACAACGACAACAGCTATCACGGCAGTTTCGCCAATCTGCCCGGCATCCTCTCCACTATCGGCCCTGCTCTCCGGGCGAACGGCCTCGCTGTTTCGCAGCTGCCAGAGCAGATCGACGGCGACCCTGGGCTTCGCACCACGTTGATGCACGTCAGCGGTCAGCAGATCTCGTCTGTTACACCGCTCTCGATCAACGCTGGAAAAAACGGCACCCAAGAGTGGGGCAAAGCCATGACTTACACCCGGCGTTACGCCCTGCAGGCTGTGCTCGGTCTCTGCGTTGGCATCGAGGACAACGATGCTGATCTGGAGCCCTCCGCCCCGCCAGTTCGAGGTGGCAAATCTGAGCCGGCCGCGGCCAAAGCCTCAGAGGATCTCACCCAAAAAGAAAAGGATCTGTGCATCGGCATGATCGCGCAGATTGCAAAAGCCACCGCAGACGGCGGGATGGGCGACAAAGCTGCTCAGAAACAACTGTGCGAGTCTTTCCGCTCTCAGTTCAAGATTACCGCAGTCAAAGTTTCTGATGGCATTCAAAAGCAAAAGCACAAAGATTGGATTGAGGAACAGGTGAAACTGATCGAAAACGAGTTCATCAAAAAACAAGCTAAGAAATGACCAGTGAGAAGACCCCGCAAGCGCTCTCCGACGACAAACGGCGGAACAACCAGTTCTCTGTGCGGCTGGATTCCGATACAGCCGCCATGCTCCATCACTTCATGGAGAGCAGAAGTTACAGCGCCAATGAGGCGCTAAAGATCATCGTTACTCTCTTTTTCAAAGGACACACCAATGCCTGATTTTTCGATTGGATTTGCTCAGTTCACTACTCTCGAGGAGGAAAAACGCACCGAAAAAAGCCCAGACGTCACCGGATCAATTGAAGTTTTGGAGGAGGATGTCGCGGCTCTAATCAGTCACCTGCAGACCGCAGACCGCGAGACCAACTACCGGGATGAAACTGTTGTTCGCCTGCGCCTCGCCGGCTGGAACGGCACGTTCAAAAACCGAAACGGCGAGTTTCGCCCGATGCTAAAAGGCAAGCTCAGCGGCCCTTACAAGCCCGAGAACAAGCCGGCCGCTGTTGCTGCCCCAAGCAGCGTCGACATCGACTTCTGATCAGCGGGGCATCAAGCGTGCAGGATCGGAAACGACTGCAGGGGTTGCCTTGGGCCAACCTTCTTACGACGCTTCGTGTAAGTCCCCTAAACCCGCTCAATGAACGCAATGTGCTCTACAGCCTGCTTCAGCAACTTGCCCTGATGCCACTGCTGTCGTGCCATGGCAACACATAACTGCGATAGCACGTCAATGTTTTCGCAATCCTCGATTTCTCTGATACTGCGCTCGAGGGTCAACTCTTCTTCCAGACTTTGCTCAATAACCATCCACTGCATTGATGGATCGTAAGGCCCGTTTTTCGTAGGCATACGGCTCCTCTGTCTTAAATCGTATGTAATCACCAATAGCGGGAACTAACCAGTCCTGCACTGGTAAACAAGCTTGCCAATTCACGGGTTGAACACAGTTCATCACGACGGTCGTCCAAAACGCGCTGACATAACTCCAGCTCATCGGTCGACAAAAATGCCCCACCCAGACGCTTCACCCTCGATTAAAAATCGCTGATAGAAAGCAGGACGCGACATTTTCACTAACTCTCCTGATTTTCGGATGTCATGTCCGCCACGGTGCATGTCGGGCTTGCCCATCGGATCCATCGCAATGAATTCGTCTTTGTTGTACCCGACAATTACGCTCCAGTGACCACACCCGTTACTGTCACAAACGGCAGGATTACCCTCGGTGAAATCACCGCGATGAAGCCAACCAACCATTAGCGGTCTACCGGCGTCAATCTCAATCTCAATATCCTCAACCCTGATGTTTCTACGAAACTCAGCATCCAGACCAAGAGCCCTCAACGCAGAAACCTGAGCGTGAACTTCAGTTGTATCGCCATGCTTTCTACGAAGTTGACGATAAGCGCCTTGGCTCTCTACAGCTCGATGAAACGAAGCGACCATCGCAGCCGCTGCGTCAAAACACTCCCGGTAGCCATAGCCGGTCTGACTGTCTAACTGGCTGTAATACGGAACTCCGTAAACTTGCTGGCTTCGGCCTGTGGTTTTCCAGGTTTGAAACCACCCCGCTTCTTCGTCCAACAGGTTTTGATCTAGAAGCGAGTCCTCTAGTTCTTTGATCGCTGCCATCTGATGCGGTGTTTCCCGGAACCATCTGAAGAACGGCAGCAGACTTAACGGCACAACAACGCTCGACAACAAAACTACCGTGATAATGCCGGAGAACATGATGTGTGCCTAGCTGCAAAACCGGTCATAAACATTGCGCCGCTACCAAGGACGAAGATCGAGACGCTAATCACGACAGCTAGTACAGATGGCATAAAGCTATTTTTCTACCCTTTCGGTCGGGAACAACAAGTTCTTCAAATAGGTGCAGGCCACATCGTCTAGCTCGTTGTCAGTTTGCTCGCTGAGTTTTACCAGACAATCAAGCAGCAGCTGTTTTACGGCCTTTGATTTAATGAATCCGAACAGGAGTGGCTTTAGCAGTAAAACCATGAGATCACTGTATGTCTAATTACTCTAATTCCTATTGGCGTGTCCCTCAAGTCTCGCCACATCTTGTTCGAGCGTTGATATGCGTTGGAATAACTCTTGGTCCCTAACCCTCAGATCAGCGTGAAGCACATCCATTCGGTTGGCTAAATTATCGACAGCACTCGTGAGGCGCACCAAGGAATCCCTCCCATGCTGGGTTTCGCGGTTGGCTGTTTTGAAGCTGGATGCAACAACCCCCGCACTAGCACCCGCCACAGCGGCCCAAATTTCTACCACCATTCGACCCATAGCTTGACTTCATCATGGCAGAAACACCGCAGGCCAAGTCAGAAGACCAAGAGGATCAAGGTCATTCTTGGCTGGGCGATGTTGTCCGCGTAACCATCCTTTTGTGGTCAATGGGGATTTTGACGGCGAATTATTTGGGCATCTTTTCCCAATCTGTCGATCCAACTTTCCCGGCGTCTTTGCTAACGGGGACGGCCGCTTCTTATTCGCCAGCACTCGGCAAACTTGGCAAAAAAAAGAAGGAGGACAACGGCGTTATCGTTGATAACAGCAAAAACAATGCCGGCATCAAATGACCCGCACACTTTTGGTATTGGGCATCACTTTGTTAGCTGCCCCTGCCCACGCTGACATCAATCATGTTTTGACGCAATCAGCCCAGATCAGTGTTGATCAGGCGTACAGCTCAGCCACTCGGGGTGGCACGACTTACAGCAGCCAGGGCACCAACGTCACCCCTTCAGTGACTGATGGAGGGATGACAACCAGCGGTCGCATTGGTGGCTTGGATATGTCCACCATTACTAGCGGCGTACCAGACATCGTGAACACCGATTACGACGTAACCACTTCTGGTTCGGCCTATTCGATGACTGAGAGCTTGATTCTGGGTGACTCAATCCCAAGCACCGGAACAACAGTGACCAACGGTGTCGTTCCAGCCTTGCCGTCGATGATGACCACAATTACTGGAGCTGGCGGCGAAACTGGATCGCTAGCAGCAACCGTCACTAGCTCTGGTCAGGCAACCGTGGTTGCTGGTGATGCTGGCACGTCTGCAATCCTGTCCACAAAAGTGGAGCTACAAATTGATTAGAGCTTGGCTGCTGGTTTTGTTGTTGCCTAGCTCTGCTTTGGCAGCACCAATCGTGCCGCAGTTCACGCAAGGTCAGCTCAACTCAAGATCGGAATCCACCACGATCATCAACGAAACAATTACGTCCCACAATTATCGAACTGGTTACAGCTACTCAGCAGCAGGTCATAATGTTGAAACTGTTGGAGATGTTCCCATCTCGCCTGACGCTACCGTCACAAATAATCAGACAGTTGGTGGAGTCAACTTTTCATGGACAAGTCCAAACCTTGAAACTAAACCCCAATGGCAAGTGATCACACCCGGCGCAAGCTGGAGCCTTACAGAATCATTCATGGCTCCGGGTTTAGATGCAGTGACTACAATCCAACGCACTATTCAAACCGAAACCGTAACCGAGTCACAGTCAGTGTTCTCGCAGTAATTACTGCACTAAGTGGGCCGGTGCAAGCCAACACAACAGTGGCAAATCCATCGAGTACATCAAGCGGCTCAGTGGTAAATAACGCCTATCAAATGATGACTGGACCACATCCCATTTATCGGATGAGTCAAGGTATTCAGTGCCCTGGTCCTACGTTATCGCTCAGTCCATTTGTTACATCTAGTCGAAACTTTGATCTACCCCATCAGTCAGTAACCAGAACACCTGTCTACTCAACAGCTGATGCAGACGATAACGGTGAGCCGGACTCCCCAGGTAAGGTGCTTTACTACTCAGAAATGCCGCGATTTGAGAAAGATCGTAGATCAGTTAACTACGGAATAACAGCAACGTTTTCGATGCCATTAGATGGTGGCCTTACTGCCAGGTGTAAACGTGCCGTAGAAACAAACATCGAATTACAGCAGCAGTTGCTGGCAACAAAACGGCTGGAGTACGAATTGTTTCGCGCCAAGCAATGTGGGGACTTGGCTGAATCAAGAATACAATTCAGACCAGGCAGTCGATACGCCCAGGTTTGCGAAGACATTGTGGTTCACGTTCCACCCCAAAAAGTGATCCCACATGTTCACTCTATTTCCGCGCCTTCCGCTGATTCTTCTGACGTTGAAAAGTAGACGGGCGATCTTCCTTCTTGCGGGTTACGACCTCTTTTAGTTTCGTAATTACCTTTTTGACCAGCGGCTTGACGATACGCAGCAGAAAAGGCGTACTCAGTGCAGCGGTAGTAGCAAGCACGGCGATGCTTGCAGTTTGCGCTGCTTCAAATGGTGATGGTACGGCTTTGATTAGCTGCTCCGTTACCGGCACGTTTCGATAGACCTCTTTACAAACGCCATCTACCAATTCGTAGGACTCAAGAATTTTGCGGCCATCAGGTGACAAAATGCCAATCTCTGCAGCGTCTGGAGCAGGGCAATCGATTTCTGGCTTTTTATCCTCTGGCGGTGGGTTTGGCTTTTGTGGCTTGGTTTCTGCTGGTGGCTTTTCTTGCTCTTGATTCTGAACAGGAGCTGCTTCGATAATTTTAAGATCCCGTGGATTCCAATCCATCGGGTTATAGCTTGGGATCTCGCCTTCAGGACACGCTAGTCCAACACCATTCGGATCATCACGAAGCAGCGATGGGTTGAGTTGTGCATCCCTATGGACGTAGGCACAACCAGGCACCTGATAAATCGGAGCAGGTGGTAACTCTGCTGTTATCGGTGGAACGTAAACGTATGGCTCAGGAATTATTCGCGGTTCAATTCTTCGGATCTGTATGTCCGGGATGTCAGGCATCTAGTCAGAGCGGTGACTTAGGAAGCTCGACAGCTGGCCCTGTTGTTGTCGGTAACTCAGGCAGTACGTCATCGATCTTGGCTGGCACCATGTCAGTCACAACCTTGGTTAGCTCTAGCTTTAGCTCGCTCATGTAGCGCTTGGTTAGCGATGGGATGCGGCTGTAAAGCATCGTTGATCCGATCAATACGCCTACTGACATCGTGAACGATGCCACGGATAAAGCGTTAAAAACCTTTTGCATAATCAGATGTGCAAGAAAAAACCTCTTCCCTGGTGTGAGGACAGGAAAGAGGCCGTGTGTCTCCCTTTTAGAGACTAGCTCAGAAGCTGTATTTGGCTCCCACTTTTAATCCATAACCCGCGTCAACATCTTGGTATTTAGCGAACGAAATTTCGCCGTACATATCAACGTTGTCAGCAACAGCACCTGACAAACCGGTTTTACCAGAGAAACCAGTCTCAGCATCAGCGCCATCAACCATCAGAATTGATGGTCCGATCTGCGCAAAAAATGCACCAGATTCATACCCCACGCCAAGATCTAAAACTCCAGCAGTAAAGTCAGAGCCAACCCAGCCAGCGTTGTACTCAGGGTTTACGAAGAAGTTACCTTCTGCTTGGACAGGAGATCCCAGCGCAACAGCGCCAACGACGGCAGAACTCACAATCAATAGTTTGATCATTTTTGGGAAGAGAAACGTTTTCCGTAGGTACATTAACCGCCCTAGTCAATGGACGGTTTTGGATGTGATCTACAGGGTCAGTTTTCATCCATTCCAGGGAACGTTGAGTAGTGCTTTTTGTGCAGTCCCGTGTAAAGACCACGCTTTGGGTGATCTGGCTTGTCCCGCCCTTCCAGCATAAAAAGCATCTCCATCCATTCCACACGATTCCGCATCGCAGTTAAATCTTCTGCCCCTGGCTTGCAGGGGATCATTGGATCGGGTCTTTGCATTAGATCACCAGCCTGCAGGCTTGCCAGATGCTTGGGTCGGTGTGACCTGCTCTGTGATGCGTGCAGCAAGCTGCGTTTCGATCTCAGTGACTTTCTCAGCACCACCAAGTTTGGCTTGAACAGCAGCCACGATGTCAGCCTCAGTTAGATCTTCAAAATCAGCCAAGGTGCTAGGGCGATCCAGGCCGATGCTGCCGTAAGCGCCAGAGTTGTAAGCGTTGCCCTCAGAGTCAACTTGATCGCTGATTCCGGTCACGGTGTAATGGGCCGTATGTGCAAAATCGTCGCTCACATCACGGTTTAGATCGACAATTTTCCAAACGTAGGTGTTTGCCATGAAAAAAGAGCAATAAGGCCAGTGTAACTTGAGCGCCCCACGTTGCCATGGGGCGGTTTACTATCCAGCCTCAAGGGCTGCAACTTTGGTTTCTAGGGTTTCAATTTTTGCAATTGCTTCTTGTAATGCTGCAGTTAGCAACGGAACAAGTTTGGCTTGATCAATGCCTTGCATTTCTTCGCCATCCTTCTCACCTGTTACAGCTTCTGGCACGACAGCCTGGGCTTCGTGTGCAAGGAAGCCATCAACTGTTTTATCAGCGTTGATTATAAAATTAAACCGCTTCGGTGATAACTGTTTGACGCGAGTAATTCCATCAGCAATGTCAACAACGTTTTCTTTTAAGCGATAGTCAGAGCTTGTGTTAAATGAAGTTGATGAGGCTGTGCTTTTGATGCTTCCAACTTCTGTAAGGGCGGCGTTTTGAATCGAAATTTGCGTTGCAGTTTGCCCTCCTGTCGCATAACTGTGCGACATTTGTATATTTGAGTGATTGGCATTAACCGTGCATCTAAAATATGCAACTTGACCATCATTCCCTACAGAAAATTTCTCAGCAGCAACTGCAGTGGTTCGGTTGATAAAAA